AAAGAGTACCTAAAGAAGTCTCTAAAAGACGCTAAAGCAGTTGTAATTAAGACTGAGAAGATGGACTCATCTGAAAAGTATGGTCGCATTTTAGGTTGGGTATATGTAGATGGCAATACTGTATCTCTTAATGACATGATGATTAATGATGGCTATGCTTGGGGATATCTTGGAGATACCAAGGTTAAAGATTTTGGAGCGCTTGCTAAGGCTAGAAAAAAGTCTGGAAAATGAAAAAAAATGTAACTTTGGCAAAAATAATAAAAGAAAATAATTTTTCTAATTTTACAGAATTTGAAAAAATAATATCAATGAAATACACTCATTTTTTTAATGCCAAAATAAAAGAAAAAGAACTTAATAAAAATTTTATAGAACCAAATAATTTAATTTTTATGAATGATGGATATGCCGAACTAGACGAAAATGGTTATCCTTACGATTCACAAAAAATAAAAAATATTTTATTAAATCCCAAATTTATTCAATTTAAATATCAAATAAATTTATATAAAAGACTATTAAATTTTGCTGATATTCAAAACAATAAAAATGTAAAAGTTTTAATAGATGTAGGTTGCGGTAAAGGTGGAGGAATTTCTTTTTATAAACAGTTTTATAATTTTGATAAATGTATTGGAATTGATTTAACTAAAATAAACATAGAGTTAGCAAAACAACACGAAAAAAATGTTTCTTTTTATGTTGCTTCTGCAACCAATCTTCCTATAAATGATAAAACAGTAGATATAATAACATCTGTTGAATCTTTGATGTATTACGACCCACTTATCAAATTTATTCAAGAGGCTAACCGAGTTCTAAAAAATAATGGAAAAGTTTTAATATCAATGCCTTTGAACGAACAAGAAGAAAATAACTTAGAAGAGTCATTTACTAACAATGGGTTTATATTAAGTAAAAAAGAAAATATAACAGAAAATGTAAAAATGGCTTGTGCAATATCAAAAAATAGGTTTAGAAATTCTTCATTTCAAGAATCAGAAGTTATGAAAAATGATGAAGAAAGATATTTTAACAAAACTGTATTTTATAAAAATTTTGTATTTATTAAAAGGGGAGATTAAAATTTATGAACATAAAAAGTCAAGCGTTACTGGAACATTTAATAATGCAGGGTGCTATTGAGATGTCTGGGATTGATCAATCTGGTGAAATGACATACTCAATTACTGATAAGTTACAAGAGGTGCATCCAGAACTTTACATAGAACTTAAAGATGAGTTTGAGTTTAATATGTTTGAAATGATAAATCAAGGACCAAAAGTTATGACATGGAAGATTAGGACAAATAAATGAAAATGATTCTTTATTTTACTGCTGATTGGTGTGGTCCTTGTAAACAAACAAGGCCAATTGTTGAAGAGTTAAATCGTGAACAAATCATGGCTAAATTTTTTATTATTGATGTTGATTTAGAAATTGAAATGGCTCAAGATTTTGGTATTAGATCTATTCCAACTTTTATAGTAATGAAAGATAATAAAGAGACTTATCGTGTAACTGGTGCACAAACAAGGCAGCAGTTGGAGGAGTTAATCAGACATGAAGAACAATGAAGATGAGTTAATAAACAACCTTATCCTTCAAGGAGCATTAGAAGTTGCTGGGTTAGATGCTGAAACTGGAGAGTTTTTATATGCTGTAACTCCAAAGTTAAAGGAGGTAATGCCAGATATGTATGAGGATCACCTTAAGACAGTTAATAGAGATTTATTAAACCTATGGGAAAAAGGCTATGTAAATATTGACTTTTTCTTGCCAGATCCAGTGGTTACTATATCTGAAAAGGGTGTTGATAAGGCTGAGATCTCTAAACTTACTAAGCCCGAAATCTGGGCATTAGAAGAAGTCAAAAGACTTCTACAAAAGTAAAGTCTGATATAATCGGTATATGATAAAAGAAGGCGACTTTGTTATGGGCATGACATCTGAGGGTGTTATGCATGGCGTTGTAGAGCACATTATGGTTGAAGGTGGAACATTAGGTACGCCTGGATCAGAGTATGCCCTTGAGTCAATGCCACCAGAAAACCCAGCAATGTCTGTAAGAATTTATGAAGAAGAAGATGGCAAATGGGAACCAACAGCCTATAGCATTGGAATGATGTATAAGGATGCAAAGATTGCAGACATAAACAATCACAACATGGAAGAGGATAGCGAAGAGATGGATTCAGAGGTTGCAATGGCAATGTATGATTCATCAATTGGAAAATTAGAAGAAATGGAAGATGAAATGGAAAAAGCAAAAAAGCCTAACTATGGTGAAATGATTCAACCACGTTCTGGTGGCTCAACACCTTCAAATCCTAAACTATATGCAAGAGTTGTTCAAGCAGCAAAAGATAAGTTTGATGTTTATCCTTCTGCCGTTGCAAATTCTTGGGTAGTACAAGAGTATAAGCGCCGTGGTGGAACATATAAGTCTCAAAAAGAATTAGGATCAGATAATTTTTGGAATGGATTTTTAAAATAATGCCAAAGAAAAAATCACAATCATTTAATGCAACACAAATTAAGGACGGAAAGATTGTACGCATGAATAAAAACGGTACAGTTAAATCTATTCTTGGTCCATATGAAGTGAAGCATACAAAGAAAGATAAATAATGGCAGATACATACTCACCTAATGCAGGTATGAAGGCTGCTGCTAGACGTGCCTTGAAGTGGAAAGAAGATGGTAAGGCTACAGGTGCTGGAACTCCAGTAGGCTGGGGCAGAGCAACAGATATTGTTAGTGGAGCCTCTATGTCTCTTGATACTGTTAAGAGAATGTACTCTTTCTTTTCACGTCATGAAGTAGATAAAAAAGGTAAAGGTTTCTATGATGGACCAGAGTTTCCATCAAATGGAAGAATAATGTGGGATGCTTGGGGTGGAGATGCTGGTTTCTCGTGGAGTCGCAGCATTGTTGAACGTGAAAAAAACAAGACAGAAAAGGTTTGGCAAGGAAGTCCATTTAGTTTTAAGGGGGAATAAGCATGGAAGATTTAACTATTGATGAATTAAGACAACTACTGACATTCTATAAGCAAAGAGCGTCAGACGTAGAGTTTACATTCTTACAGACACAGATAAAACTAAATAAGTTTATATCTGCTCAATCAGTTTCAGATCAAAATGTTTCAAAAAAAGAAACATCAGAAAAAACAAATAAATAATTAGGAGAAAAGATGCAGGCTATTTTGATTATCGGCTTGACATTGATCTCTTTTTCGTCTATAATTATAGTAATGAACAAAAAAAGAAAAAAGTCTTTTAGTAAAGTACTATATCGTCAAAGCGATATGCATAATATATTAAAAGATTTTTTCTTTAAAGACATTTTTGATGAAAAAGTTGTTACATCTCAGTCCAAAATTTGGAAAGATAAACAAACAACTAAGGTAGTCATAATAGATCAAAAGGCATATTGGGTATCAAATAACATGTTCTATGTTGGAGATACGGTAGATGGAAAGGTCAGACCAGAAACGGGAAGACCTTTAGATACAACTAAAATGTCAAAGAGAGAAATAGATAAGATGTTATTCATCCTGGATAACTTAAAGAATGGGAAACTAAATGATAGTGGCAGTACAGGGAACTAATGAGTTTGATGACTATAACCTATTCCTTCGTGCTATAAGTGTTGCTTTATCTGGAATGAAGGAAGAAGAAAAAGATTTTATAATTTATTCTGTTGGTCCAACAAGGGTCAACTCTTTTGTTTCAGAGTTTTCAAACCTTTCAGAAAGAGGAATGAAAGCAAGGGGTCGTAAAATAAAGTTTTATAAAGTTCCAGAAAGTTGGGTACATGACAACATGGACAGCATAAACTATTTTGCATTTCTTAGCAAACCTAAAGAGCCAGTATCAAAATTAACTACTTTTGCAGAATCAAAAAACGTAGAAGTAGGAATATTCCGTTACTAAAAGAAAGAATACAATGATAATTAATTCGTTAGCACACATGGAAAAGATTGTTTTAAAGAATAAAGAACTTGAGTGGGTTGGTTGGGACGTTGTAGAGCGTAAGAGATCAGACCTTGCAAGAACATCTCCAAGTGGAGTACGTGTAAAAAATGCATGGTACTTACAAAAAACCTTTAACCTTGATCGTAATGGTTGGGATATTCCAAACAAATACGGTCAGTAAATGAAACAACATTTATGGAAAGATCAAGCAGCATGTCTTGGTCTTGATACTAATATCTTTTTTGATAAGTATGAAGACAATGTAGATGTACGCCCAATTGTAGATTCAATGTGTCAAAGTTGTCCAGTATCAAAGGTTTGCTTTGCTAACGGTGTCTCTGGTAAAGAGTATGGTGTTTGGGGTGGAGTGTTCCTTGAACTAGGTAATATATCTAGAGAGTTTAATAAACATAAAACTAAACAAGACTGGGCTAACACCTGGCAAGCATTGACAATGGAATAAATAGAGGAGATATTTGAAATGAAAAAAAATATAATTACAATTACTCCCACTAATGAAAAAAATGATAACCTTTTTACGGTTTATCCAGCAATTGATTTTATTCCAGATTGGTATAGGCTAAGCCCTTCACAAGAACCTGGAACAAAAAGCGAATTAAATACACGCTTAGTAAGATCTACATCAACATATAAAAAATGTACTCCGTTTCAAGATGCAATGACCATTGGATATATTGTATGCACTTCTGCAGATATAGAGGTTGTAGATATTGAAGGACAAAAAATGTTTTTATGGAAAAGTAATAGAGTTTTAGTTTCTCCACACGCTTCATGGCAAACAAATGGGTTTGTGATTCCAAAAGGATATTCAGAAATTACTAATAAATTTGTAAATGAGTTTAGCATAAGAACACCAAAAGGAATATCTACACTATTTGTAAATCCATTAAACAGACACGACTTACCATTTTTATCAATAAATGGTGTAGTTGACACAGATAGTTTTGATATGGATATTAATTTTCCATTTATAATAAGAGATAGTTTTACTGGCATTATTCCAAAAGGAACCCCAATAGTTCAACTAATACCATTTGAAAGAAAAAGATGGAGTCGTAAATATGAAAAATACGATCCAGTTAAAAGACAAAAAAGTTCAGATAAGTTTAACAGCATTATAAAAAGAGCCTATAAAAATCTTTATTGGGTTAGAAAAGAGTATACTTAATGTATACAGATCAAATGCGTAGAGCCTTTCACTCAGTGGTGCCTCCAAAAGGTTTTGCTATAGAGTTAATTGACAATGAACATTTTTTAACTATTAAGTTAAATGAATATGAATTTGCAAAAATGGTTCATGACGATAAAATACAGGCTCTTCAATATGTATTAAACTTAAAAAAGGCATTGGAGATGGAAGGCGCAATAGTTTTGGTAACAAGAGAGGCAATAAAGTGAGAATATTTATATCTATTGCATCTTATCGTGATCCAGAACTTCAGTGGACAATTAAAAGTGCTATTGAAAATGCTAACAATCCAGACAACCTATATTTTGGGGTTGTTCATCAAGGGGTTGACTCAGAACTATTTGACATTAACACAATTAAAAACATGTCCTTAATCAAGATGCATCCAAAAGAGGCAAAAGGTGCAGGATTTGCAAGAGCAAAAGCAATTGAACTATACTCTGGGCAAGAGTATTTTCTTCAAATTGATTCACATACAAGGTTTGTTCCTGGGTGGGACGCAATATCTATTGATCAATTAAATAGGGCTAAGAATATATCTGGTCATAGTCGTGTACTATTGTCATATTTTCCAGCCCCATACGAGCCAGAAAGAAATGGCGGTATGTTTTTAGTTAAAAATAATCCAAAAATAAAGTCATATCCAACTAGACAAAAGATATTATTAAATAAAAGAAAGCAATGGACAGCAGAAAGATTTGAGTTTGATAGTAAACTAAAAGAAAACCCAGAACTTTCTGAGACAGTTTTAGGCGGATTTATATTTTCGGATGCTTTAATAGTTAACGAAGTACCTTATGATTCAGAGATTAGTTTCTTTGGTGAAGAGGTTTGCTTTGCTATGAGGTCATGGACAAGGGGATGGGACATATACTCTCCTTCAAAAAATATTGTATACCACTTTTATTCTCGTGGAGGATATAGTAAGATATGGAAAGATAGAAATCTACGTGGAATATCTTGGAAAGAAATAGAAGAAATATCATATAACAAACAAAAAAGAATTCTTTGTGGTGAAGAAGAAGGTGTTTTTGGCGCTGGCAGCGTTAGAACTCTTGCCGAGTATGAGATCTTTACTAATACTAACTTTAAAGATTTTTATAGTTTGACAAGCCCCAAGTATTAGGATATAATTAAAACATGTGGAGTGGTGATATGAAAGATATTTTTATTGTTGTTTTTGCAACATTGTCAGTTTGTTTTGCAGCATCATACCTATTAGTTTTAAGACAGTCCATTAAACTTAAAAGAGATGTTTCAAAACTTTTTATTGAAAAGACTTTGCTTCAAGAATACTTTGATTTAAATAAGTCTACAAAAATAAAAGAAGAATCAGATGATTCAATACACAAAGAAAACTTTATCAAGTTTCTTTCTGATTCTAGACTATGGGCATTTGAATATATTGAAAGTGTTCAAAAAGGATTAACTAAGTTTGTTAGTGATGTTGATGCAGATATATCTCACTTTGATGAATATGGAGAGGCGCTTTCTATGTCAAGACCAGACTATCCATCTATGAAAAATATATCAAAAGCATATAAAGAATTAAAAACACTATTGCCAGAGGATGAAATAAAACAATGAGAGATATATTGTTGTCAACACTAACAGGTTTTGGATGTGGCGTAGTATTTGCTGCATTCAAATTGCCAGTCCCAGCACCACCAGTTTTTGCGGGAGTCGCAGGAATTGTAGGGCTATGGGCTGGATATGCTATACTAATAAAGGTTCTATCCTAGGAGGAAAAATGAACACAGAACAACTAAAGGCACTACTTGCATCATATGGACGTTCAGTCCTTGCATCAGGCCTTGCACTATACATGGCAGGCGTAACAGATCCAAAGGATCTATGGACTGCACTTGTTGCAGCAATCGCACCAGTGGCAATTAGAGCAATCAATCCAGCAGACAAGGCTTTTGGTATCTTGCCAGATGCTAAGGCTGTAGAAACCGCTCTGAAGGCTGCTAAGGCACCTGTAAAGAAGGCTGCTAAGAAGGCTGTTGCTAAGAAGGCAGCGCCAAAGAAGTAATATTTACTTACAGAATCGCCAGTCTAGAAATAGGCTGGCTTTTTTGTTTTATGAGTTAATTAAGTTTATGTATTTATCTTTTAATGACTCTGTTGAAAAATTAAGAAATCCAAGATCAAATGCCCGTTGTTTAATTAAATTATCTTTCTTTTCCATATACTCATCAAGTGTTTTTGCAAGGGCTTTTGCATCAATATTATATACATCAATAATAGCCTTAGCCTTAAACTCATCAATCTTATTTGCCTCTACCGTCCATTTATCAGGAAGTATGGCATTGTTTGGAGAAATGCGGGGCATAAAAACAGGTAGCCCACTAAGAAGAGCCTCATTCATAGGTAAACATAGCCCAGCATACCTTCTAGGCAATACCATTGCATCATAGCCAGAGTATAGATCTTCTGGCTCTATTGTTGTATTGGTTTGAATGGTTAGTCTTTCATTAGTATTTTTAATACCTAAGTCAGTTTGAGTTTTAATTACAACTTCGTAATCTCCCTCAGAATACTTAAGCATCTCTATGACAGAATTAGTACCGTTTCTATCTTTAACTGCAGCCTTACCACCAATATGTAATATACGATTATGACTCTTTGACATATTGTTTTCTTTTGCATTCTTAAAGTTTTCGTGGTTTGTTGGTGGGGGTAGATAAACAACCTTACAACTATTACCAAAACGTTCAACTATCTTATCCATATTCCATAGGCTTGGGGCAACAAGAACGTCT